ACAAAAGTATATCGATAAACTAAAAGCAATTTTGTTTTTCTGGAGATAAAATGGCATATTCATCACAGGTTATAGACCACTATGAAAATCCTAGAAACGTTGGAAGTTTTGATCGACAAGACACCTCTGTGGGTACTGGAATGGTTGGCGCACCGGCCTGCGGCGATGTAATGAAATTACAAATTAAGGTAGACGATGGCATTATCACGGATGCAAAATTTAAAACATATGGATGTGGCTCTGCGATTGCAAGTAGTTCACTTGTCACGGAGTGGGTTAAGGGCAAGACTCTTGCTCAAGCGGCGGAGATTAGGAATACACAAATTGCAGAAGAACTTGCGTTACCGCCGGTTAAAATACATTGCTCCATATTGGCAGAGGATGCGATCAAAGCGGCCATAGGCGATTATAGAAAGAAAAACGAAATTGATAACACTAACACCATTAGCAGCTGAAAAAGTAAAAAATCATTTAATAAAACGTGGAAAAGGTGAAGGTGTTCGAGTAGGTGTAAAAACTACTGGTTGTTCTGGTCTTGCATATACTTTAGAATTTGTAGATCTGAAAAAAGAAGAAGATTTAACTTTCGAGTCACATAATGTTAAAGTATTTGTTGATCCAAAAAGTATTGTATATTTAAATAATATGGTTATGGATTGGACAAAAAAAGGTTTAAATGAAGGATTTGATTTTGTCAATCCAAATGAATCAGCTCGATGTGGTTGCGGAGAAAGTTTTAAAGTATAATTTTAATCCTGTGTGCATTTGCAACATACATATTAGAAACACAGGAGGTTTAATATGATTACAAGAGAACAACTGGCGCAAGCATTACAGAAACAATGGGCAGAAAGTCCACGATGGAAAGGTGTACGCAGAAATTATACTGCGGCCGATGTAGTAAGATTATATGGTTCTGTAGATGAAAAATTTACATTAGCAGAACGTGGTGCCAGTCGTTTGTGGCAAGATTTACAGAGTGAACCTTTTGTCAATGCATTAGGTGCTTTAACTGGTATGCAGGCACTACAACAGGCAAAAGCTGGTTTGAAGACCATCTATTTGTCTGGCTGGCAAGTGGCGGCCGATGCAAATATGGCAGGTGAAATGTATCCTGACCAGTCATTGTATCCTGCATATAGTGTACCAAAAGTTGTAGAAAAAATTAACAATACATTTAGGCGTGCTGACCAAATCCAATGGATGGAAGGCGTAGGTGAAATAGATTATTTTGTGCCAATCGTTGCTGATGCAGAAGCAGGATTTGGTGGTGTATTAAACGCATTTGAATTAATGAAACAAATGATTCGTGCAGGCGCCGCAGGAGTTCATTTTGAGGATCAACTTGCATCGGTCAAAAAGTGTGGCCACCTCGGAGGAAAAGTATTGGTTCCAACGAGAGAAGCAATTAATAAGCTCAATGCGGCACGATTGGCTGCTGATATCTGCGGTGTGCCTACTCTTGTGGTTGCTCGCACAGACGCCGAAGCTGCTGATTTGGTTACTTCAGATATAGATGAAAATGATAAACCGTTTTTAACGGGTGAGAGAACGGTTGAAGGATTTTATCGTACCAGACCAGGTCTGGAACAAGCCATAAGTAGAGGACTGGCTTATGCACCATATGCTGATTTAGTATGGTGTGAAACCGGGAAACCTGATTTAGAGTATGCAAAGAAATTTGCAGAAGCAATTCATAAACATTTTCCTGGTAAGATGTTATCATATAATTGCTCACCATCTTTTAATTGGAAGAAGAACTTAGATGATGCCACAATTGCGAAATTTCAACATGAACTCGGTGCGATGGGTTATAAATTTCAGTTTATTACTCTTGCTGGCTTTCATTCACTTAACGCAGGTATGTTTGACTTGGCTAGTGGTTATCGGGATCGAAATATGTCGGCATTTGTGGACTTACAGGAAAGAGAGTTTGCATTACAACAAAGCGGTTTTACTGCGGTCAAACATCAACGAGAAGTTGGAACGGGATACTTTGATGCCGTTACTACCACTATTGAGCAGAATAGCTCAACGACTGCAATGAAAAATTCAACTGAAACGGAGCAATTTCACTAATGAAACTATACATCTTTATTGCTTTGCTGATTGCAATTATTGTACCAGCATATGCACAAAAACAACCACAAGGCGTTACATATGACGCACAAATAGTAAGGGTAAATGACGGCGACACGGTGGTAATTAGTGCGCCGTTTCTCCCTCAGCCGCTCAAGCCAGAACTTGCAGTACGAATCTTTGGAGTCGATACACCAGAAAAAGGCCACAGAGCTCAATGTCCAGCTGAAGATCAAAGAGGAAGAGCCGCAACAGATTTCACCAAAAATGTCGTTAACTCTGCCACTAAACGTCAAGTGGTTTTATATGGATGGGATAAGTTTGGTGGTCGTGTACTTGGTGATATACTTTTAAATGGCCAATCTTTACGTGCAATGTTAATTCAAAATGGTTTTGCTCGTGAATATTATGGCGATGCTAAACAATCATGGTGCAATTAAATGAATTTACATCACGTATGCGATAATTGTGGTTCTGAGTTTACAATTAAATATGATGATTCACAAACAGAATCAGACCCTTTGCATTGTCCCTTTTGTGCGGAGTATATTGTAGAATCAGAGGAAGTTGATGATGACGAATGACCTGGTACTTTCATAATTCACCAGCAGAATTCACAGAAGATGATATAGGTGATGCCTTCGGGTTCATCTATATCATTACGCACAATAAAACTGGCCAAAAATACATTGGCAAAAAGTTTTTCACCAAAGCCAAAACAAAACAAGTAAAAGGCAAAAAGAAACGCAGCCGAATTAAATCTGATTGGGAAACCTATTGGGGAAGTAATAAGAAGTTACAAGAGGATGTAAAGAAAAACGGTGAAGATGAATACACTAGAGAGGTTTTGCACCTCTGCAAGACTAGAAGTGAGTGTTCGTATTGGGAAACTTGGGAGATATTCAACCGCCACGCTTTAATGCATGATTCATACTATAATGAATGGGTGTCCTGTAAGATTCGGAAGGACCACCTTAAAGCTAAAGCATCTTAATTTCAAACCGGACACCGATACTTATGTATCCGGTGCTTCAAAACCTGTATCACCTGGTAAAAACATGCATCATTACCTTAAAAATACTTGACAAATGATGCGTTGCAACATATAATCTACTAAATAAGATTGTAATGCTTAAGGAGATTACAATGTTATTAAAACTTAAATCGTTTCTGGCAATTCTTTGGGATTCTATGATTGAGGCACAAGAAAAGCGTGCCGAATATTATAGGAAAACCAGAAAATTCATGGAATAAACTCAATCTTGCTTAATTAAGGAGAAACAAATGGTAAACGCAAAAGACTTTCAATTCGACACAATGGTAGACACAGCAAAAGATGTAGCAATCAAGACTGTTGCATTTAATTCAACCCTGGCTCAAGAAACCATTGCCTATTTTGATTCTGTTACAGAGAAAAAATTTAATACATATACCATGTGGTTTAAAAAAGGTATTGTAGATTTTACAGATGCAACAGAAAAATTCATCAAAACGGGACAAGTTCAGAACATTTTTGCAAATAGCAAATAATACACGTTCTTGGCTTCCAGTCAATAGAAATGGTTGGTGGATTAAGTTTTCCACCTACCATTCTCACAACATATTAATCTTTTTTGTATCTCAGCATACTGGTCAGACCATCGTAAGATACTTTGATAATGAAGATGATGCAGTCAAATATATCAACTACATCTGTGATTTAGATCCAACGGTTGAGTTGGAGGTTTGATATTATTGTTTTATAGCCATCGTGGAATAATATGTACTTGTCATATTTAACCATGTGCCGCCTGTTCCGACTTGTGTTGGACTGGATCTATTGATTGTATCACCTAACATTAATTGTCCATGAACATTATTTTTTCCCCAAGTCCATAAAGTACCATCTGTTTTGATTGCAGCCATAGTTACAGCGTTTGCGCCTCTTGAACTTGATTTTATTAGTTTACTCCAATTAGTTCCTGATCCTACTTGTGTTGGACTGCTTTTATTTACTCCTGTTGCATTAAGACCTAGCTGACCATTATTATTATTTCCCCAAGCCCATAGTGTTCCATTTGTCTTTAATCCTAAAGTACAATCTCCAGCGCCGGATGATACAGTTTCACTCCAATTTGTATCTGATCCAACTTGCACAGGTTCAGATCTGTAAACTGTTTGTTCACCTAAACCTAATCCTCCATAATAACTAATACCCCAAGCCCATAATGTTCCATTTGTTTTAATTGCAAACATCGGGCCGTTTGAAGCAGCACCACTAGTATCAAGTTTACTCCAATTAGTAGCAGAACCCACTTGAATTGGACTTGATTTATTTACTGCATCATTAATACCTAAAACACCTCCAAAATTATCACCCCAAGACCATAATGTACCATTAGTCTTAATAGCAAATCCTGCACGATAAGTTGATCCTATTTTAAACCATGTTGTATCTGAACCAACTTGAGTTGGACTTGATTTATATACTGTATTATTAAGACCTAATCTTCCTCTATCATTAGATCCCCAGGCCCACAAAGTACCATTGGTTTTTAAAGCCATTGCTGAGGGGTATTGTCCTATAATCTCAGACCAATTACTACTAGATCCAACCTGTACTGGACTGGATCTATTTACTGCATCATTAAGACCTAATGTACCATATATATTAGCACCGAAAGACCATAATGTTCCATCCAATTTTATTACAAAACAATTTAATCCTGAACTTGCCACAACAGACCAATCTGTTCCTGATCCTACTTGTGTTGGACTTGATCTATTTACTGCATCATTAAGACCTAAAACACCAAGGCTGGCGGCACCAGCTGTAAAAAGAGATCCTGACGGTGGTCCAACTGTAACCGTCAAACTAAATGTTCTTGGTGTATCTTGTAACTCAGCATCAACAGCGTTTACATCAAATGTAAATACTGTTTCAGAACCTACCGTTACAGTACCATAGAATAGTCCATTGGCCAATAACGTAGTACCTGCTGGTAATGATGTAGTATTAGAATAAGTTACATTAGAATCGGAGTTTGCACTAATACTTACAGCAAAGGCAGTATTAGCCTCTTGATTACTTAATGCCGCCGCTGTACTCCAAACAGGAGTATTACTAAAGGCCACACCAAGGACACGAATGGCAGTACCACCATCTGGATTTTGTACATACACCGAATAAGATCCAGCCGTTTTTGCCGGCACTTGCGCTCTAAGTGTAGTATCATTGACATATGTTGTACTTGTTGCAGCAGTATCGCCAATTGTAACCAGAGCACCAGATTGAAAGTTTGCGCCAGTAATCACCAAATAACCACCAGAAGTATTTACTGAGGTATCATCGAGCACCGCATAAGTACTATTGGCCACATTGACCGTAGTGATTCTTGGTGTCAAATTGGCTGCAACAGACGCATAGGTCGCATATGTGGCAGTAAATGCTGAATCTACTTTATCGGTTGATATTGCCGAGTTGGCGATGTTTTGGCCTTGGATTCTGGTAATGGGCATGATTGGATTCCTGTCAAATAATCACCTATTTATTCGTTCTAAATACTTGACAATTGAATTTTCATCATTTATAATACCTCTATGAAATCTATACTCGCCGAACTCAAAAATCTCACCGAAAAAGACAAACTCCATATAGCCTTAGCGTTACTTTTGTCTACCTTTACAGTAGGGTTAATTTCAATATTGTTCAATATCACCAGAGGTGAACAAATTGACTATTTCAAGCACCGTCTGCTTATGTTAGAAGAACGTATTGTTTATACTGATAAAAAGATAGATGATACCAGAGACAAATATGATCGTCAACTTGAAGGCCTCAAAGATCGTACCAATGAAACGGCACGCAAGGTCGAAGAGCAAGAGAAATGGATTGAAGAATGGAAAAAACTACCGTCTCTACCAAAACCAAAGAGGTAAACCTATGAAAAACGAAGTAGAAGCCTATGTTGGTGAATTAAAAGAATTGCGTGAAAAAGTCCGCCGTATAGAGCAAAGAGAAAACTTTATACGCCAGAGAATACAATGGCTCGATTCTGATATACGAATGAATACAAACTCCGATTGGGAAAAGAATCAAAAAAGAGAAATGAAAGAGTTTTTAGAATCACTCCTTGAACCAAAGAAAACAATGCGTGTCTCAGGTGTACCATATGAGGTAGACCTATAATTGACTGATTATATTCTCGCCGCACTTGTAATCATTGGTATGTTATTATTATTCATTCCTGGCATTGGAATCATCCTTGGTCTATTAGGTACATTATTATGAAATTTGAATGGAAAGAAACAGGTAATTCATGGTATTATTTTGCGGTCAAAGATGGCCGTGTAACGGGCCATGTGCATGAGATAACGCACACCAAGATATGGCTGGCCAAGATCATTATGAATCACAATAATGAAAAGTTTCTTGGTCAATTCATTTCATTAGAGTTTGCTCGAATGGCCGTAGAAAACTTTTGGCTGCAACAATCGATTACATTATTAGAGGCCGACTTTTAAATGAACCCCGTAAGATATAAAACAAATTGGATGGGCCCGCTCAGTAAAGAATGGTATGATAACAATAATCTACCACTCTGGTCTTATTCTGCTGGCCGCATAGATTTTTTAAATAACATGCATCCTGATGAAGAATACCTTGATTCAATGTCCGTACCGCCAATGCTGAATGAAGATTGGGATCGATTCTCTGCCTGGCTTGGTGCATTTGAAACCGATTTTCCATGGGAACTCGACCAGATTGTAGAATTATATGAAAGACAAAATCCAAAGATTACATGGTGGAAAGAAAAATGAATTTGATTCTTGTTACGACCTCCGAACAAAAGAATCAGGTCAAATTCAACAAGAATTAAAAGAGAAATTTGTAAAACCCACCGGTGAGAATAAAAAGATTATATTGATAAAGAAGGTATGATATGAACGGATAAGAATTAAAGGTAATAATGAAGCAAAATACTTGACTTTATAAAAATTTTCTGTTAAAGTTGTATAAGTAGTAATGTGCAATATTGCACTATAATTTAACAGTTAAAAACTTGTTGATTGCTCATATAAGAGTAGGAAACAAAGTTATTTAATAATTAAAAAGGAAAATTTAATATGTCTACCAATACTGGCATCCAGAAGGATGTCATCATTATTCCCGATATTAAAACTGTCGGAGAACTCTATAATCTAGCAAAGCAAAAACAAATCCAGGTCATGCCAGAATGGCTTCAACGCCTTATGCAACCAAAAAAATGGCAGGCAAGCAAAGGTAAAAAAACCAAAAGCTTTTTGTCTAGTTTTTTCAAAGGCAGCAGTCTTTTGACTCCGTTTTATTGGATTCAGATCGATGTTCTTGGAGAATTCATAAACGAAGAAATCGAATTATCTGAGGATAAGGTACGAGAGAAAATCTACCTTGAAATTGCGGCCAAGATTAATGAATATAAGAGTGCCGGTGTAAAATATATTCTGCTTGATGGACAGAATCGCTTATTTGAAGCATTAGTCAACTTTTTTGATGGAAAACTCATTGATAATGAATTTGAAGAAACGTTCATTGTTAATGGCCAACAGTTAAACAAATTTAAGTTTACTGAGTTAGATGAGGATGTAAAATCTTTGTTTTTCAACACTCAGGTTATCATTGCTGAGGGTATGCGTGGTAAGATTCGTTCTTTTATTGAATCTGTTAGGGATTTAAATGATGGAGAATCTTGGTCTAAATTTGAAGGTGCCATTATTCAACCAACTGCCTTGTCATATGAATTGAATCGTGCGTCTTTCAAAAATCCTAATATTCAATCTTTGTATGGCAATGGAGTATTGTCTGGAAACGTATCTGATATGTCTGGTGGTTATGAGATTGCTAAGAAAGGAGATTCCAGACATATGGCCGAGTTAATCTATATGTTGAACTATGGATGTAATAATGGTGCAGGCAATGAAGAGCGTCTTTGTGATATGATAATTGCTTCAGAAGGTAGATCTATTGATAATTTTAATCTTGTCCAAAAGTATTTGTTGTTTATTGCATCGTCTTTGAATTGTATGGCTAACACCAGCTTAAACGATAAGCAAAAGCCAATTTCCAAAGAGGGATTAAGAAATCTTGTATTGTTGCTTGATATGATAACCAATCCATTAAATGCCATGAATCATTCGGTACTTTTCAAGATTCGATCTTTAAAGGATATCAAACAACCAACATTGTTCTGTGAGGAGTTTATCAAGTGGGACAAGAATCGTAAGGACAAGAAGATTAATCCTCAAGATTTTGGTGGTGCCAAAAACAATCCAATACCAGATACGTATGCTTTTGCTAATCAAGGACACAATCCTTCCAATATTCAAGAACGCATGAAGTATATTAATTATGAGTACATCAAGGAGAACTATGAGAAATGGACAGCCGAATCATATGTAAGTGATTCTACTGTAAATTACAAGAGCTGGGAGAACTACCTCAAAGCTAAGAATAATTACATTGATCCATATAATAAGGCTGATCCTGTCATTGATCTCCGTTCTAAAGTACATGTAGACCACATTAAACCGAGAAAGAAGGGTGGTACGAATGAACCAGAAAACCTCACCGTAACCAATCCAACCTCGAATTTAATAAAAGGTGCAAGATACTAAACCAAACAAGAGGAGACTAAAAATCTCCTCTTTTTTTATGGTCTGAATAATAAGATAAGTAGTAACCGAACTGTATAAAAACCAGCGGAAAACCTGAGCTAGAGATGGGCCAGTATAAAGAAAAATCCTGTAAATTCTGTAAAAAACTGCATAGAAAACGAGGCCCATATTGCGGCCAGTCTTGTGCGAACCGTGATAGACCCGAATATTCTGCCAATGTCGCTAATGCTATGCGAAAGGTTGCAGAGGATTATAATAGAACACCAGAGGCTCTCGCAAAGCAGGCCATGTTTAACACCTCGATGAATTCTCTGACAGCCGATGATTTTGCGATTAATATACCAGACCAGAATACTCTCGATGATTATACTGAATATAATGAGTATAATAAAGCAGAGAAATGGTAAGTTAGTACCCACTCACATTCTGTTGCATAAAAACAACAGCCCCTCCTAGACGGCTTGACAATTGCCGCAAAGTATGAGATAATGGTTTCACAGTAGAAAAGGAAACCATTTATGTTTATTACCAGTATGAGTCAAGTAAAAAAGCTTACAGCGGCCGAGATTCTTGGCGGATTCAAAAAAACTGCTACCGCCAATAATGCATACTCCTTGAGCAATTCTCAGAAAATGCAGAAGCTTGCCAATGATATGCGGAAAGTTCTAAATCAACAGGTCGAATCCTATAAAGAGCTTGTGATTGACACCTACCTGGACTGCGACTATGATAAAGTGAAAATTTCAAAGCGTGTCGCCAAGGTTCCCAAATATGCTCGTGGAGTGACTAAGTGATTATATTAGAATTTATTGGATTATTCGCTGCCATTGTGGCGATTGTGTGTGTAATGAAACCTTGGAGTTTAGATTGAGAACCAAAGTAATTATTGAAGGCCTGAATAATTCCCAGAAATTCCGTGCTGTAATTAACGGAATTTTTATCGGTGATTGTCAGGTGAAGGA